ATCTTCGTTATATTTTGCATATCAACCGTCATTGACGGTTGACCATACGATAGGGCGTCCTTGACGCTCATCGTTACTGAATCCGTGTCCCATGGACCGGATGGTACAATGTCTGCATCGCAGACATTGATTGTGATCATCTCATTGAGATCGATCAATACACCTCTCTTTGAGAAGGTGACAGCCATATCCAGCTCTTCGTCAGTAATCTGACTAGAGTCTGGGTATAGGTGACCTTGTTCCCTTAGGGACTCAAGGTTATTCCATGCATGCGCAATGCGCTTCTTTATGGATTGCGTCCTGAAGCACTGCTTCGAGGACGGAGGGTCTAGTAGGAGTTTCCTGAAGACGTAAGATCGTTCCACTATGTGGCCGATCTCTGAGAGAGGGACAATGTCCATCTCTTTAAGCCGGGCGAATCTCACCCGGTTACTCAAGACACCCATTGGGTCGATCTTGTTAAACCAGTAAGGCAATGCCTTAACTGGATAGTTTTCGAAATTATTTACGAAAACTGACTGCCACATCTCAGCATCGCTGGATGTGTCTACACCTCTAGGAACACTGTTCTTAAAGATGCCTCCAAGTGTGCATTGCACCTTGTAGCCCGATATACCTGTAGCACAGATAGATCGTAACGCCATATTAAAAATAGGCGGTAAATTGGCCAGATACTTTGTATCCATGGCCAATCCTAAGCCACCCAATGATATTGGGAGGCTTTCAATCGCACGAATCGTGCGATGATGTGGTCCCAGGATAAAATCCTGGAACTTATAGCAGGCTCTGTCAATGACGGCCCGCTTAGTGGCATGGCATCCATACCACTCTAGTGAACGGGAAATTCCCTTCACTTTCCCGATAGCGACATTCTTGTCGTTAACGGCGTCTAGCGCCTTTGTAAAAGGCGATAGTAATCGTATTTTCACTGAATCTACGAATATCGAGGCGGTCGGATTCCGATTGACCTCGTTGGCGGAAAGGTTAAGAACCTTTCCGGTGAAGTGGAGTACCTTCTCTGTGTACACCACTAATACCCTGGAAATGCGATGCTTTTCAGGGCTGATTATCGAACCAAAGGTTCGATGATTTCGGGTGATCTCATTGAGATAACCCGTTGGGCCGACCGCAATGTGGTCGTCCCCTCCGATGTGGTAACACCTCCATCGTTTATTTTTCGTGGGAAGTTCCCGCGAAAATGATAGACCCGCAATGCGGGAATATGCTAGCTCCTCCACTACTAGTGAGAGGAGTATAAGAACCGTCTTACTAAGAGGTTCTCCCATCATCACTCCCCTTTGGAGAGTGAAGTAGTCAAGGTCTTCAGTGAAGACCCCTCGGACATCAATGATGTCCGTTAACCATACCCATTGGGCGTGGCCTAAGGCTTCAAGGAAGCCTTTCAGTAGTGTTCGTCCCACAATGTGGGGAACAGCGTCAGTGGCGCTCTTTAGATCACTACTTAAGACGGCTTGGCCGTCTTCAAGTTCGCTCTGTCCTAGACGAGCGAACATACGGATCGATTGCCATGCTTGATCCGCTCTCACCATCACGCTGTGCGCAGATGGATGAAACGCGATAATCTCATTGAGACTATGCGATAAAGGCTGCTGTAATACAGTCAGCCACCAAGGGCCCGTTGTAATTATACGGGCCTTTCCACCAGGCTCGGGTACCGTAGCCTGGCGTATAGGAATGGGGATTCCCCGTTCCTTTAACCGTTGCCACGATTCGTAGGCAACGGTAAAGATCATACTACCAGTATGATCTCCGACTCCTGCGAGAATCTCGCGGGAGCCGTAAGCTTCCTTCTGTATTACAGCAAGGAAGTCAGTGTCGGGAGGGCAACTTGCCCGTCCCCAAGCCTGCCATCTCTTTGATTTGGCAGGGTAGTAGCGGCTACCCCATGGGTAGTCGCGAGTCTCGCCATCAGGCACCTCCTCATTGAGAAAGGCCCTGATGTCGATCATGGCATCGACGGCTTTGCCGCCTTTGCTTACCGGAACATCTAATGAACCGGATGAAGTGAGTGAACAATGTCCACCACTTAGTCTCGCATGGCCCCTGGCCGTGCGACAAATGCCTGCGATACGACGTACGCAGCCATCGAGTCTCATCAATTCTATTGGTGAGACTTCAAACTCTGACGTTGTCAGAGTTCGGAATTCCTCACGCGCCTTGCGCGTGGCGGAAAGACCACCAGGAGCAAGGTTCCTGGTGGAAATCAGGTGCGCTAATTTAGTCGCACCCTCGTGGGAGTCCTCTTTGAGGAACTCCTTAAAAGTGGCTGTTTCTAACAACCACTTATAAGCGTTCGATCTAAGATCGACACGCTTCTCCACTGAAGCCTTTGACTTCAGTGTAACGATAGCAGATATTATCTGCTTCCATTGTCCTATTTGATCATCGATCGAATAGGTTGATAGTCGCAACGTTGTTACGACCATTCTCTTGATAATAATATTATCAGGATGTTTCGATCCGAACAATGTCCGGTCGAATAGAAGCCAGTTGTCTAATAGACATTCGGCATTCTTTAAGATCCTTTGGATCTTATTGCAGGGCCGTTGCGATAATATCGCAGCGGTCTTTCCCTGCATGTGAAGTTCCTCACGGAGGAACTTCAAGAAGTGGCATCGCCACTTCAGGGACCCCCCGCGACCCTCAGTGAGGGTGCGGCCAGCCCACTTATGTCTCCATAGTGGGTGGACCGGATTTAGTATTACTAGATCCGGAGAGATCCTGGGGATTAATAATCCCCGGGAGTCAAATTGCCTCGCTGCCGGCCCGAAGGCGTCGGTTAGTTCGAGAGCAATTACGAACTGTTGGCTTGACA